ATGAATCTACGTGAAAAACTTTTAACCAATAAGCCTAAAATTACTCCAATCATTATTAATGGCGAGACCTTTTACATACGTGAAATTACTGTTGGTGAAATGAATCAAGCCCTTTATGGATAGCAACAAGAGTTAATTCGCATCGCTGAAGAGTAGGGCATTACATTAGCTTTCAACGATGAAATAACTCTCACTGAGCAACTATCAAAAATCTACGATCCTAATCGATTAACTAGAACATTAGCTACTCGACTTTGTGATGAATAAGGCAATAATTTATTTGATGCTAAAAATACTGATGATTTAGCCGCACTTTCGGCACTTGATAAGGCGGTATTTGAACAATTATTCTTACTGCGTTTTTTGGAAAGTGGAACAGTGCGAGAAGATCCGTTTTTAGTCATCGGTAAATAAGCTGTCTTTCTTCCTATGCTTACATTATCCCAAGTTAATCCGCATATCTCACCAGCTCGCATTGCGGTTTCAATCGCAAACAATAGAGCAGCTCCAGTTCTTGCTTTGGCTGTTTTTAAGCTCTCGTTATATCCGCTAATATTAACTATTTCGTCAATATCTTCTTGAGTAAATCTTTGCGTTCTCGGCTTGCTTGCTTTTGGCTGCTGCAATCCAACCATCGGGGAGGATTGAATATATCCCCATCGTTCCAGTGCAACCTTGAATATATGCCTGATAGTGGATAGCTCTCTGCGAACACTTTCGCCTTTCACAGTTTCCAGTCTTTCATTTATCCAAAACTCTAAATCCTGCCTTGTTACATCTGAAATATATTTATCAGTTATAGGGTGGCGTAAAAACTTAGTTAATCGGTTGAATTCGTGCTTTTCACCTCGTTTTGTAGGTGTAATTTCATTTAGATACCGCTTAATTACATCAGAGAATAGTGTTTTAGGCTGCAGACCTTTAGCCTGTAGTTCTATTTTCTTTTCTTCTTCCGCTCCCCATAAGACAGCCTCTGACTTTGTAGAGCAGGTTTTAGATTTTCTTATGCCATCTCGATAAATCTCGATACGTCATTTCTCGCCACGCTTTCTAACCGTTGCCATTTTCCACACCTTTTAAGAATATAAACCACCATAAATTAAACCGCCTGGCGTAATTGGTGCATAAAAATATATAAAAATAAAAAACTTGCAATACTGGATAAGGTTAAGAG